GCGCACTTTTTCCTTCCCTGACGGACGGGGGGACAGACGGCCAGCCACGCGCCGCTGCTGTGCGCATCCTGCGTCCGCAGGACGACGACGAGCGCGGATACCGCACAAGCGCCAAACGCGCGACAGACGCTTCTAGGGCCAAATGCGAGGGTGCGAAAGTGAATCGAAACGCGCTCAACCTCCTGCTCAAGTCACGCCGCAGCGACCCGGACTGGAGCCAGTCGCACGAGACGCTCGCAGCCCTCGCGGCGACGCTGGCCGACACGCTTGACGCCGGTGCCGGCATGGCGGTCGCCGCCGTGAGTCGCGAGCTCCGGGCAACGCTTGAGGCGCTGGCACCGAAGGAAGGCACCGATGCGTTTGACCGACTCGCCGCAGAACTGTCCGCCTCGGTGGAGTACCGAGCGGACTGACCGGCCGACCTACGGCGCAGCCGTAGCGGCGATCGCCGAGAAGCTCGGAACGCCGCTCATGCCCTGGCAGCGTCACGTCGTCGACGTCGCCCTTGAAATCGACGAGGCAACGGGCCTGCTCGCCTATCGCGAGGTCGTCCTCACCGTTCCGCGCCAGAGTGGCAAAAGCACGCTCCTCGGAGCGTTGCTCGCCTGGCGGTGCGCCTTCTGGCCGAACCAGCGGGTCGCTTTCACCGCTCAGACCGCCCAAGACGCCCGGACGAAGTGGCGCGACGAGTTCGTGCCGATGCTCGAGCGTTCGTCGCTGGCTGGCATGTACGTCGTGCGCCAGTCGAACGGCTCCGAAGGACTGCGCTGGAAGAACGGCTCAATTCAGAGCATCGTCGCCACAACCGAGAAGGCCGGCCACGGCCTGAGCCTCGACATGGCCCTCGTGGACGAGTTCTTCGCAGCGTCCGACTCGCGCCTTGAGCAGTCGCTCAAACCGGCGACCATCACGCGTGAGCAACCGCAAATGTGGTTCGTGTCGACCGCCGGAACGTCGTCGTCGGGACCGCTGCGAGCAAAGGTCGAACGCGGTCGCGAAAACGTCTCGGCCGGACGCACCGACGGCATGGCTTACTTTGAGTGGAGCGCGCCGGGCGAGGGCGTTGAGGACCTTGACGAGCTGCTGCTTTCGTGTCACCCGGCAGTCGGGCACACGATCAGCCTCGCCAACCTGCGGGCCGACTTTGAGTCAATGGAACCGGCCGAAGCCGAGCGCGCCTACCTCAATCGCTGGACGGCGCAAGTCACTCAGGCGCCGATCCCTGTCTCGACGTGGAACCGGCGCTCCTCGGACTCAATGACGCTCGGCGATGACCTCGTTTTCGCCGTCGACTTCACGCCCGACCGAGCGTCGGCAAGCATCGCCGCCGCCGGGCTGTGCGATGAGGAACGCCACGGCGTCGAGCTCGTCGAGCATCGCGAGGGCACCGAGTGGGTCGTCTCGCGATGCATTGAGCTCTGGGACCGCTGGCAGCCGCGAGCGTTCGTCGTGGACGCCGCCGGGCCCGCCGGTTCGCTGGTGCCCGACCTTGAGGCCGCCGGCATCGTCGTCCAACGGACTCAAATGCGCGACATGGCGCAGGCGTGCGGTCGCATGTTCGACGCCGTACTCAACGACAAGCTCCGCCACCGCGGTCAGGCGCCGCTCACCGCGGCAGTCGCCGGAGCGGCGAAGCGCAAGCTCGGCGACGCGTGGGCCTGGTCCCGTTCGTCGTCTGCGGTCGACATCTCGCCGCTGGTGGCAGCCACGCTCGCCCTTTGGGGTGCAACGTCCATACCCGCCCGGCCGGTGCAGGCCGATCCCGTTCTAGCCGTGTGGTGAGCCGTATGCGTCAGACCCTCACTACCGTCCTCGAGGTCGTCGGCCTGCTGCTGGTCGTGGCCGCTGCCGCCTCGGTCGACTACCGCCTGGGCCTGCTGGCCGGCGGCGGTGCGCTAATCGGCGTCGGGTTCCTGCTGGAGCGCAACTAATGGGCCTGTTCAAGCCTGAACGGCGCTCTGTGGTCCCAACGGCGGACCAGCTCATCGGCATGACGCAGCAGATGCGGCTCAACAGCCCGCTGACGCCGCTCACCGCCGACACCGCAATGACCCACTCGGCGGTCTATGCGTGCGTGTCGCTCTACTCGCGCCTCATTAGTTCGCTGCCGTTTCACGGCTATCGCGACATTGACGGCACTCAGCAGCGGATGCCGGTCGACCCGCAGATTCTGCGCAACCCGAACAAGCGCCAGCCGCTGCCGTCGTGGGTGTCGCAGGTCGTGCAGTCGCTCGTCCTGCGTGGCAACGCCTACGGGCTCATCGCCGGTCGCGGCGCCAACGGGCTCCCGACCTCGGTGCAGTGCCTGAACCCGGATCTGGTGGACGCTCGTTACGACTGGCGCGACGATTCTGTGCAGTACCGGGTCGGCGGCGTCGTAGTCGACGAGTCAAAGATTTGGCATGTCGCCATCAACGTCGCTCCGGGCTCGCCGTTCGGCGTGAGCGTCCTTGAACGTGCCCGACTGTCGGTCGGGCTCGGCACGCAGGCCGAGAACTTCGGGTCGTCGTTCTTCTCCGGCGGCGGCATCCCGCTCGGCGTGCTCGAGGCTGACGCCGAAATCAACCAGGAGCAGGCGACCGCCATCAAGGAACGCTGGCGCATGGCAATGACCGACCGTCGCGGCGTCGCCGTGCTTGGTCAGGGCATGACCTACCGCCCGATTTCGGTCACGCCGACCGACAGCGAATGGCTGTCCGCCTACCGCATTTCCATCGGCGACGTCGCTAGGTTCTTTGGCGTGCCGAGCGAGTTTCTCGGCGTGGCGTCCGAGGGCGGGTCGATGACATATCGCTCACTCGAGGGTCGCAGCCTTGACCTGCTCCGCTATTCGCTCGACCCGGTGATCCTCACTGTGGAGTCGGCGCTGACGGACCTCGTGCCTCGCCCGCAGTACGTCCAGGCGTCGCGCGAGGCGCTGCTGCGCATGACGACCCTTGAGCGTTACGACGCCCACGCGAAGGCGCTCGCCGGGCAGCCCTGGCGCACGGTTGACGAAATCCGGGCAATTGAGAACCTGCCGCCATTGACCGAACAGCAGCGCGCCGAGCTCGGCACGCAATCCACGACCCAGCCGGCGCCGGCCACCGAACCCGGCGCGCCTGCCTGACGAGGTACCCAATGTCCGACGTTCCCACCTACGAGCCCGTCCCGCAGCCGGCGCCGCAGACCGAGCTCGTGCTGGGCCTGCGTGGCGTGTTTGACGCCAACTTCGAGCACTACGCCACAGCGCACGGCGCCCACTGGAACGTCATCGGGTACAACTTCCCCGAGCAGCACGCTTTCCTGCAGGGCGTCTACGAGGCCGCTCAGGGACGCATCGACGACATCGCCGAGTGGATTAGGCGCTTTGACGCTCCGGCGCCGACCGTCATCGGTCCGGGTGGCACCGACATGGTGCTTGGCGACTTCTGCGAAATCGCCACGGTGCTGCTCGGTCAGGTTGAGGCATTCATTGAGCTGCTCAAGGCGCTGCTGGTCGCCGCTGACGCCGCCAACGAGCAAGGGCTCGTCAACTTCTTGGCCGAGCTGCAGGACGAGTCGCAGAAGCGTCGCTGGATGCTGCGTTCAATCCTCACCGCCGTTGGCGACGAGGCCGAGGAGGACGGCATCGCCGAGGGCACCGTCGTGCTCGACCAGGTCGACGGCGGCGACCTTCCCGAAGTCCAGCCGGTCGTCGCCGAGGTTGAGCCTGCGGGCGCCGACGACCCTGCGCCGATGCGCTCGCTTGAGGTCGACTGCGAGTACCGCCGCACCGATGCCGGCGTTGACGTGCCGACGACCGAGCGTCGCCTTTCCGAGCGCCTTGAGCTGCGCTCCGAGGGCGACAAGCTGACCGTCGAAGGCTACGCAACGGTCTACAACTACGCCTACGACATCGCCGGCGGTCCCGATCAGGGCGGCTTCACCGAAACCATCGCTCGAGGCGCAGCAGCCAAGTCGGCGAAAGAGGCCGACGTCGTGTTATTGGTCGATCACGAAGGCACGCCGCTCGCCCGCACCAAGTCGGGCACGCTCGAGCTGGAGTCCGACGACATCGGCCTGCGAGTGCGTGCCGAGCTTGACCCGACCAACCCGAAGGTCGCCGAGCTGCGCTCCGCCATGAGTCGCGGCGACATGAACGCCATGAGCTTCGCCTTTCGCGTCGTGCGCGACGCCTGGGACTCCGGGTACACCAACCGGACCATCTCGGAGGTGAAGCT